CCAACGCAAACAGCGTCGTCCAAGGTTAGTCCGATTGTTTTAGGAAATGACCCGGCTACACAAGCGTTGGCACAGCAGCTAGGTAGAACCTAGCCAACCTCACCCCAGTTATCGCCAAGTTCATCGTCTACTTTAGAGGGGACTTTCAAGACATCCGACAACCCATTTTCCATTATGTGCTTGATGTTGTGAGCTTGGTCGTCACCCTCTACTGAAAAGCATAACTCATCATGCACTGTAAGCAAAGGAATAAGTCCCTCTTTGTAACAATCAGCCATAGCTTTTTTGGTCTGGTCGGCTGCTGAACCTTGAATCAGTTTGTTCAATGCCTTGTAAGTAAACGCCCTTTTCAGGTTGTTTATGTTGCCATACTCCTTCTTAGCCTCTTCCAAACGCATTGGCTTGTTGTACCCAAACGTCTTCGGCTCCCACAAATGAAACCTGCACTTGCGTCCGAGTAACGTGCGTATCTGACCTTGGTCCTCGGCTCTCTGGCTAGCGATACTGGCTAGCTGCTTAACAAACGGAACGTTTGTCCTGTGCTGCTCGATCAAGTGTTTAGCCTCTTCTTTAGAGATATCCAACTGTGCTGCTAGCTTGCCCACGCCCATGCCGTACATAATCCCAAGGTTTACCGTCTTGGCTTCCTTACGTTTGATGTTTGCCAGATCCGCCACCATTTGGTGTAGATCCACATCTCCCTTGTGGTATTCTTCTACGATTGTATCGACCACCGGATGACGCATACTGTCTGGCATGCTTGCTGCAAAGTGTACCAACAACCTTGGCTCTTGGCTCGAGTAGTCAAACGACCCCCACTTCTGTCCCTCTTCAGGAATAAACAAGCCACGGATCATCCGCTTGATGTCGGGATCTCGCGCAGGAATTTGCTGTAAGTTTGGGTTGGACGATGAAAATCTCCCGGTCACAGTACCACCGTCATCGGATCGAAGCTGATGAAATTCTGTGTGTATCCGTCCGTTCTTCTCGTGCCGTAAGATCGAGTCAATAAACGTGCTGTCTGCCTTGTCGAACTCGCGGAGCTTCACAATCATCTGACATATTTCGTGCGGATGGTTGTTTAGATACTGCTTGGTAAACGACGGTGCCCCGGCCTCCGTGGTTGGGTATTCTAGGTTCAAAGCCTCGAAGACCTGTAGCACAGAGGACCCGGCCCATGGTTCTATCTCCACGCCTGTCTTGCGCTTGATCTCCTTCTTTATTTCTTTAACCTTGGCCCTTAGTTCCCCTCGAACAATGTCTGCTTTATCCAGATCGACACGCACACCACGCTCTCTCATGTCTACCATCAACGGAATTAAACTTGTTTCTAACTCGAAAATGTGGTTCAGGTCCTGTGACGATATCTCGATGCCAAGCCTCTCCCAGAGTTTGAGCGTCATGACAGCGTCTTGCTCTGCGTAAGCACCGACAAACTTTGGAGGCAGCTTCCACATGTCTGCTTTGGGGTCGATGCCCCAATCTTTGGCTGCTGCGCGGAGCATCCTCTCGTCCTTCCGCATATCGATGTAGTCACGCCCTAGGTTGTTTAGGCTGTAGGAAAACCTGTTCTCGTCCACCAGTGGGGCTGCAACCATCGTATCGATAATCCTGCCCTCTACTTTTACCCCCTCTGCACGGAGCCATCCTGCGTCGTAGGTTGCATTGTGCATAACCTTATCGATGTGTGGAGTAGCCATTTGTTTCTTGAGCCACTTCATTGTCATCTTAGGATCTAGGTTGTGACCGTTCTGGTGGCGGATTGGGAAGTACCCCTGATAATCCCCGGCTGCTACAGCTATACCTACGATGTTACCGTCGCCTCTTGCCCATCCCGGGCCAAGCGTTTGGATGTTTGGATCCCGAGTCTCAAGATCTACAGCTATTGTCTTGTGCTGCGTTAGATCAGGAAACTCTGTGGGGATGTTCCAATCAGGATCCAGTGACTCCCCGAGCTCCATCCTTGCCAATAGGTCAACCGTCTTCTTATCTTTTCTGTCTCTTGCCATTAAAAATCTCTAGCCTTTTCTTGATATCTGCCTCGTTATCACAGCACTCTGCTCCGAGTGCCGCATACCCGGCTATGTCTGTCCAACTATCCTCGCTATCGAGCGAGTTCAAAAGTCTGGCAGTCTTTAGCCAAATCATCATGAGGGCAACATGCCTTGTGGTAATGTAGCCATGGTGTTTGTGGGCTTCATTCACAATGATGTTCCAACCCTCGAGTATGCGAGTAAAGTTCTCGAATGAATCTCCATACTCTTCTGCTCTTGGTCCGCCAATTATTTCCTTGGCTTTATCTAATACTTCATCACTTTTCATCTTCTTGCTCCTTTGGATAAAAAACTAAGACAAAGCTACCGCACTCCGGGCAGCTTAAATTTGTTTCCATAACGTATTCTGAGTCGTCCTCACAATCGTGATCCCCACCCCAGATCAACTCCGCCTTACAATGCCAACAGTTCATAACTTATACCTGTACCTGTTGTCTGTATCCACGAGACACAAACGGTTTTTAGTTCTCGTCAAGCCAACGTACATGGCTCGATGCTCGTCATCAGGATACTTACTGTCCACACATGCCTTGGTCGAACCCAAGAACACCGCACAGTTGTCATCCTCCCCTCCCTTCATTCCGTGGAATGTAGAAAGTTTAATCCGTGGATCTCCTGTTATATCTTCCCCACGTCTTTCCAATGCTTGGATGTATCGTTTCTCGCTGTCCCCGAACCTTGCCACATCCAAAGCATCACGATCAATAGCTGCTGTCATGCCAAAGTCCTTGACAAGCCTATCGTAGGTCAGGAAACCTTCCGGGTCTGCTGCATCAAGCAGCCCTGCGGACCCACGCTTTACGACGGCCTTATCTCCTTGTTTCGGAACAAACTCATACAAGGATCTGATCGAAGGTAGCTCAACACCTTCCCCGGCCTGTAGTCGTCTCCATATCTGCGCTGCTTCTGCTGCTTTTTGATTCACGCTGCTCTTGCCCTTTACCGCAAACAAATGTCCCTCGAGCCATAGCTGCGATGCCCACTCTCGAACAAACGAATTGGTTCGAGCCATCAGGGTCCACGATCCTTGGCTTAGATCGAGATCGTATGGATTTAGTGCCCAGTCAATCCGTCCCTCGTTATCTGTTGGGTTGAAAATCTTTTCTCTTCGCGTCGATATACGCTTCACAACTTTCTGTGACAGATCGTGAACCACCCTTGGCATGCGATAGCTTTGTGTAAGAACCCTGAAGTTATCTGATGCTCCCAGGAATCTTTTAACATCTACCCCTGTCCATCTGTGGATTGCCTGATCGTCATCCCCGGCAATCAATACACGCTTGGCATTCCTAGCAATCTCGAACACCATCTCCCATTGCAACGGTGTTAAATCCTGTGCCTCGTCAACAATAAACAGATCGAGGTGAGGCGGTTCTCCTATCTGTACATACTTTTCTATTAGATCTGCGAAATCAAATTTATTGGTGGCTGACTTATATGCCTGTAGCTCTGCCTCTACCTTCCGTAGTTGAAAGAAATGCAGAGAGTGGTTGGCTACTTCATTGAACTCTTTCTCGATACTAATCATGCGATATCGAGCTCTGTTCTCCATCTGTAGATACACGTCTCCACTGTCCAAGGCTGTGGGTATCAACATACCATCGTCTGGGCTCACGGCACTCGCACCTCGAAACTTCAGGCCGAGCTCTCGAGATAATACGTCCCAATCCTCCGGGCCTAGCATATCTCCAGTGCCTAATCCAAGTCCATTGAAGGCCCAAGAGTGCAGCGTCCTGAACCATGGCAGATCTTTTCGATCTACATTGAACTTAATACAGGCTCGAGACACGGCTTCTTGAATAGCTTTCCGTGTAAACGAAACATAACCAATACGGTCAGGCGGTGTGCCGAGGCGCATAGCTTCCTCGATCTCCTCCATCAACGTGTAGGTTTTTCCGCAGCCCGGGGGACCAAAGATAATTTCAGCGTTGGGTATCATTCCTGTACCCCTCGAGGTCTGCTGTCTAACCAGTCAATAACCTCGTCTTCTTTCCAACGGCTTGCGCTGCGCTTGCCGTCATCCTGTCCAAGAACGACAGGCTCGGGAAACTCTCCCTCGTGTACCCATTTATAAATGGTTGATCTCGAGACGTTCAGCCACTCTGAAACCTCTCCGACCTTTAAGAGCTTAGAACGGGACTTCATACTTATCCTCCTTTACGTCAATCTCTATGTCAGCGTCATCAAATGCAGGAACCCACCACACACGAATCGACGTATGCTTACCGTCCTCGCGTTTGATATTCCGTGTGCCATGGCACTCCTCGTTATGATTCATTTGTTTAAGTTGATCCTGAACCTGTGCCCTCGTGTATTGTGTAAAGCTTCGGTTCTTCAGATATTCCATGAGAGCCTCGATACGGAACTTAGTCAGCCCCTTCTCGGTCCATGGTTTTCCAAGCTCCATCTCCTCTGGAGACATAGCTCGAATACGGCTTGTACAAAAATTTCTCAGGTGCTCACGGAACTGACCAGAGTATGTAAGTTCCTCCGAGACCGGGATTTTTGTAGCTGTCTGCATCATTCCGTTGATTGTTTTCTGCCATACCGATGGCTTCGGTACTGGTGGCATTGTGTCTAACTGCTCCATACACGCACGTTGAAACAGCGTTGGATGTTGTAGTTGATCTGTTGATAGGACCAACCGACCACCATCGACGGTCATAAAATATAATCGAGGCTCCGACTGCATGATAGTAAGTCCATCTATTTTGGCTGCATCAGGAGCGTCCTCTCCTATGCCATACTTTCTGGTACGACAGATGTCTTTGTTGCAGTGGTCCTTCAGTGGACACACATCACACTGGTAGAAATATTCTTTGCGCTCCAGAGATTTCTGTAGCTGCATAACCTCCGAGGCCGGGAGGGGTGGCTCACATAAGATACGATTGTATTCTTCGTGGTGAGACTTCCAATCGTCTGACCACTTCATCCGACAGTATACGCCCACCGCAAACATAAAAATGTTTCTGTTTTCTGTGACCTTGCCCAAGCTCGAGATCAACTCCAAGCAATACGCCCCATCACTGAAGTGTATGCGCTCTCCACCGAAGTTCATCTCTGTCAACTCGGACATCGATACTCTGGTTTTCTCTGCTGCTTTTAAAAACTGATCCAATGTCATTGCTTCACACTTCGTATTGAAACAATACCGCATGGTTTCTTCTGCATTGTAATACGGTAGGTTGATAAAGTTTCCTAGATCTCCCCGGTCCTCGATAATCGTATCCTGTTTTGGAAACACCTCACAACCAGAGTGCCCTATGGCTGACGCCATCTCGGACAATAACTCACGGACCAGTGCCGCAGGTTCCCAGTGTTTCAAGAATAAAAATAAATGTGCACCGCCCGACTTCGATCTGCAATGGAGAAGGGGCAGCTTTAAATCCTGTATCTTTTTGTTCAGCGTCTTGTGATCGAGATCATAGATGTCGATATCCAAAGCACCAAACTTACACACATCACCAGAACGGATCGGTATCGAACCAATCCCTTGTTCGCCATCGATGTGGCCCTGTAGTTTTTCTGCTGTCAACGTTTCTCGAATCACGAAACTTTTGGCATCTGCCTTGCCGTTTCTACCAATGCGCCCCACGTTCGTGGCACCGTGGCCTTTCTGTGATCCTTCGAAGACCGCCAACAATTGTTCTGCTGCTGACATAGGTTACTCCTGTTGTGAAGGGTGGGGGGTGGTGTCGGACGCGGTCTAGACTCGGCCTTCAACCTTCACCCCCCAAAGCTGCTTAGAACGGTATTGAATCGTCCTCTTTCCGAGACTCTGAGGGAGTCTCTTCAGGAGCAGCTTTAACCTCACCCGCAGCCACGCTCTCACGGAACGCTTTGGCTTCGAGCAGCAGATCACGGTTCTTAACCAAATCTACTTTTTCAATTTGGTAGTTGGCCCATGAACCTTGATCATTGCTTTCCTCGGTTGTGGTCAACTTCCACATGGTTGCGTACACAGGCGGAGTAATCATCTGCCCGGTCTTCGGGTGTTTGATCTTCTGCATAGCGATTTGTGTCTTCCAACGACGGCTAACTTTTAGCTGTGTTGATTTCATGTCAACGACGACAGGCTGAAACGTACCGTCCTCGTCAACAACTAGACTGTAATGCTGATCCGACTTCACCAGTTCGTTACCGTTTGGTAAGATCTCCTTCGCGCCTTGGCGCTCAGTCTTTTGGAGAATAGGATCGTTAGCAGCAATCTCCCCATGGAAACCACCGCCCTGATCGCGAGGTGTAAACTCCAGATACTTAGTAGTCTGGTAACACGGAATCAACGTCACGCCATCTTCACCATCCCAGTACTGATTAGATACTGTGTTGAACACATCCCCAGAAGATGCACCCTCGATAAACTCAGGCTTCTTCTTATTCAACTGTGGTGACAAGGCTTGCAGAACTCGCAAGAAAGGTATTTGCATCTCCGAGCTTTCGAAGACTGCACCGTCCCCTGCAAATTCTAGTATGTCGTCCATTACATCCGTTGATACAGATGTCTCTTTCTTCTTTGCTACAGCGTTTGCCATTATGCTTTCCTCCTGATTTGTGCTGCGTTAGCTATGAATGCCCCGAACATATCGAGGTCAATCGGTTTACCATCTGTCACACGTTCCTTAACAAACGCTTTTAGAGTAGATGGGTGTACATGAGTCTTGGTCTTCGGATCAAAACCCTTCTCTTGCAGGACACCAATTGCGTCCCCTGCCATATTGTCTTCGCCTTTGCCGAACGAACAAGTCACGTCGTTCTTGATAATGTCGTCCAAGCCATTGTCACGCAGCCAAGCGAATGCCTCATCCTTACGGTCTTTTGGGATAGATGCATGCACCATCATCTTTCTCTCGACAGTTAAACCATCGACATCCAGACGTTCAACGCCCATCTCATCCATAAGTGAGGGTATGTTTTCCACAGAGAGCTTGTGCTTCTCAGCTTTCAATGCTTTCATGTGGATCTCCGCATCCTCGATTTGCTTCTCGACGTTGCGAAGTGTGAGAACAAGATCACTGAGTTGCTTTCCTGTTCCCGAATCGACTTGAGCAAGTGCCTCACTCTCATCGAAGTAGTCTTCAAATATATCAGTCATGATAAGTTTTTTCCTCTTCAGGGTTGAAATTTCGAACCAAACGGTCCATGTATTGGACTATATAGGGAGAACTAGATGGATTACAAGTACAAATTTAAAACAAAACCGTATAAACATCAAAAGACTGCTTTGGAGCTTGGTGGACAACGGAAGTCTTTTGGTTACTTCATGGAGATGGGGACAGGTAAATCAAAGGTCCTGATCGACAACATCGGCATGCTGCACATGCAGGGGGAGCTCGACTTTGCCCTGATCATTGCACCAAAAGGTGTGTATCGCAACTGGACCTCGAAAGAAATTCCAGAACATATGTCAGACGACGTACCTGTTCGTGTGATTCGGTGGGTCTCCGGGCCAAACAAAAAGCAGCAAGCAGAAATGCATTCGATCAAAGATAAGTTCGAGGGACTGACAGTGTTTGTTATGAACGTCGAAGCGTCTTCCTCGATCAACGGTAAACAAGC